CCCATTAAAAGTCACCTCAACTTTACCAAACAGTATCTCAAATACTGGTTCATTCCCTACTGTAAACACTCGACCGTCAATGGTGGTTTTATGTCGAATAAGATAGCCTTTGTTAGTATCTGCAAAGAGTACATACTTACATTCTTCGCCATCTAACAGCACCTTCTTTGGGCCATTAGTGGATTTGCGAACCTCAGCGTGATAAACGCCCTCTTGGTTTACAGCCTGACTTATTAAGTTCCCATCATCTAAGTTAATCATTAGACTTTCCTCAATTGAGCAATCCATGTTGCGTCCGCTGGATCTTTTCCGTAGCTCACAACACGATAATTACCGCCTTCAATCACCCAAATGTCATTAACATCTGGCTTAACTAAAGTTCCTGCCGCATCCTTCACTTCATTTTGCAGTAGCACGGCTTTAGAGTCTGTGGCGCGGTAATCTATAGGCTTAACTAAATCTTTCAAATACGAGCCAAATAGGACGCCTCTACCGCCATAGACATATTCAGTGTAAGTATCTTCACCTGTAGCGGGATTGGAGCTAACTAATTTTTTCCGGGTACATGTGAAGGTAGCTACTGCGTCTGCAAGCTCATCCACTGCATCAAAGGCAGCACCAAGTTCTTGCTGAATCTCATCACGCATTCCCATGGCTTACTCCGTAATGACATGTGTGTTGATGTAATACTTCTCGCTAAAGAATGGCTCAAGTAGATCAAGGATGAATTGCATATCACCACTGACTGTTTCTTCTTTTCCAGCAACATAGGTCTTGCTTACAGATGTGCCTGATTGTGCAGAAACAGTTTTAGATGCTACTACACCTTCTTTAGTTGTGTAGAGTTGCCCTGCTGCTGCCAGTTTTGCTAAGTAAGCGCCAGCCGTAAGAATCGCATCTGGCACTTCACCTTCTGGATAGTCTGGTAAATTTCTAGCATTAAGCCACGCATTAGCCTGCATCACAGCAATAACCGGATCACCAGTTCCCCACCAGTCAGGCCCTAGCTTTTGAGTCACACTTTCGACTGTTACATAGTTCATAGCTTAATCCTAAAAATCTAATTAAGAAGGACGGCCCGAAAGCCGCCCTGCTTTAGTTATGCACCACCATTCAGCGGTGCTTCTGGCACAGGAACTGCTACTTCTGGGTCCTTAATGCCATAGTCACCCGCTGTTTTGGCAGGGTCAAACATAGTGCCTGCTGCTAATGTGTCAGTCGCATCATCAGCATATCGGCGGTCAGTTGGGTATTGGTATTTGTAGTCTGGTTGCTTCTCAGCCATGACTGCTCTCCTTAAAGGTTAGTAATTAGGAAGCGGATTGAGGTGTCTTCTGGTTTGGTTACAAGTTCCCAGTTTTCTGCTTTCTGCAAATCAGCCCAAGAAGCGCTTAAAGACTCACGCTCTGTACCACCAGTTAAAGTGTCTTTAGGTGCAATGAAGCTAAAACCTTGCGGATGGATCAACATGTTGCGACGCGTCCAAAGGATTTCATGACCAGCACCATTACCAGTTGATTGTGTTTCTTCAACCTTCAAATCTTTTGGACCGGGAACAGAGTCATATGCAAATGCGCGTGGACCTGCAAGAATCGTGATGAACTTAGCGTTTGCGCCTGTGCCAATTTGCGTATTGGTATCTGTTTCAATGACTGCGCGCCCGTTGTAAACGGTGATTGGTGGCAAGTTATCACTTGTGGTCACTTGTTCAAGTAATTGCTGTTTACGCATCTTTGCAGCAATACGTGAATGCACAAACATCACACCACGTCCACGTAATGAAGCATTCATTGTGCTTTCCGCATCAATGTAGGCATCTACTGACCAACGTGAAGCATCTGTTGCTGTTGAAGCAGAGATGTCAGTAGTGAATCGCTTGCCGTTCGCCTGGTCATAATTACGCAAGCCAATTACTGTTGCTAGAGCACGGTTTTCGGCAGCTTGTTGCCAATACTTATTCAGCATTCCACCAATAAGCTCAAGTGAATTGACCTTCGATAAATACTGCCCAAGAACAGACTCAAGAAAGCCTTCGTTCATATAAGCAACGCGGCCTTGCATTTCACCTGCATCAATCGTGCGAGGCATTGCGATATCAGTCAAAATGGTGTTGCCATAGTTCTGTTCAACATTGCCGTCTACACCGTTGATGTATGGAACAACAAAAGTTGAAGAGCCGCTTGTAAGCAAAGGACGCAAAGATTCATCAGATACAAATGCACCTGATTGCACAAGTGGCGAAACTGCCACAGGATTTGGACGCAGGTAAGATAAAACTACGTCACGGTTAAATACTTCTACTAAAGAAGGCATGGAGTTACTCCCAATAATTAATTATTAAAGTCACCATTCGCTACTGCTGCTTGGAACCCTTGAGGGTCATTCTTTTGGAATTCCAAGCGCTCTTGCGTGGTCATTTCACTTGGTTTCTTGGCAGCTCCACCACCTGAACCACCGCCAGAAGCCCCACTTCCTGACGCATTTGAAGCAACAATTAATGGCTTAAACGCCACATTGCTACGAAACTCTTTTTTGAGGTCATCAATACTTAAAGCACTAGGTTTGCCCTGCGAATCTAGTACACGTACTTTGACCTCACCGTTTTCATCAGTTTCAACCTGAAGACGGTTAGTAATATGTGGAAGCAAAACTGCCTCCGAGCCTTTGATTGAAAGCTCACTTGCTAATGCTTGTGCTGTTTGCCCGACAGTTAATTTGTAGACTTGGTCTTGCAATGCTTTGGTAGCTTCTGCATGTTTTGCTTCTGCTTGCTCAAGCTTGGCTTTCCAAGATGCTTCAATTGCAGCAACGTCACCTTTTTTACGGGCTGCTTCTTCGGCTTCACGTTGAGCTTTTTCTTCAGCTTCACGTTGTTTTTGCTGGGCAGTTTTCTTTTCACCAAGAAGTTCTTCAACTTTCCGTTTCAGCCCATCCAGTTCTGAATTATCTTGCTGCGGCAGACCTTCAACTTTTAAATAAAATGCGCCATCTTTTTCTTCGTAAAGCGCTTTCATTTCATCAGATAAGCCCTCTAGGCTATCGAGTTTGTATTTCATGTTTTGCTCCCTGAGCGGTTTTGCAGTCACAAACTGCGGGCAATAAAAAAGCACCCGAAGGTGCTAAGGTTTGAATCATTTACTTTCTTGGAATGGTCCAAGACCAGAGGATTAGGTCATTAATGATTTGCTGTTCAGATGTGATCATAGGAAAACCTTTTTATCTGCACACCATAAAAATAAGATGGCTGCAATTAATGCCAAGTCAACAATTGCTAAGGCAAAAGCTCCTATGCCGTCAGCCTTTCCATAAACAAGTGCAACAAAGAGGAGAACACAAAAGAAATAAATCATAATCCCAACCTCTTAAACATTTCTTCATCAAGCTTTTTGAGTTCAGCAAGTGTGAATGGCTGACCTGTTAAAGGATCTACAAACTTATCCAATGAGTATTTCCCCTCTTTGAATAGTTTGTATCGTGATGGACCAAGCCAAGACTTTTGAAAAGATGCATCTTGTTTATCAAACCAGCCTTTGAAAGTTGTATTTGAATCCACAACGCCTATTTCACCTTCACCATTCACTTTATTGTTAAATGGACGCATCCCAATTGTTTTTCCTGAATCATCAGAGACGGGAATTAGAATCGATCTACAGTTGGGGTGAAGTGGTGGCACAGGATGAGGTTCATCTTTCTTATAAACCTTGTCTGAGTAACCCATGCAGATTTTAGAAGTACGGCTATCCAGTGTTGCGATGAACTTTACGTACTCAACACCAATGGTCTGATACGTTTCATTCAAGGCCACATTTGACACATGACTTCTAGCAGTACGAACCATAGTTGAAATCTGGTTTCTACTTTGATCAAGTAAGCCATCTTGGTAATTAAGTGCTTTCTTGCCTTTAATTCGCTGAACAATCTGCTGATTAGTCTGGCCTTTAGATAAACCATCTCGAATAGTTTGCTCTACTCGAACTTTTGCATCGTCTGCAATCTTCTCAAATAGATAATCAAGCAGCACACCACCACTTAAAGGCGTTTTCTTTGCCTTGTTGAATAGCGTCTTTCCATTTGGTTCTATTTTGCGATTAGCAAGAGTTTTAGCCTGATATGTAGCTTCATACACAGCAAGTGCCGTTGCGCTTACAGTGAAGCTCTCAAGCAATCCTGACGCTACACTTGCCTGCCAAGTCTGAACCAGTGCTCTAACTTCTTTCAAAGCAGGTGTTGTGTATTGCGCTGCCATCAATGCAGTCTTTTCAGCGTCACTCAAGTCATCTAACAAATCTCTTAACTTTGAAAGCATCTCACTAGAGAGCGAATCAAATTGTGTTAGGAGATTATTGATTTCAGTTGAAGAGAGCCGGTAGAGATAAGCCTGATGTGATACCAGGGCATCAAGTAGAGCTTGTTGTGACAACTGGACATTCATTTGTCACTCCTGCGATTTAAACCACCATAGGTCTATTAATTGACTCGCTTTCGATACGTGTTTGCTCATCTTCAAAGCTAATTTCTGGTACTTTCCCAGTTGTAAGCAACTCATGGAATGTTTCCATACTCATTCGATTAGCAAGTACCATTTCCCAATAGAATTTAAGCGTATCAAGGTCAATCTTGCCTTTGGCGAAGTCTTGCTTAATGGTGAGTTTCGCCTTAGATCCACTTCCGTAGTATGTCGCACACCATTTAAGCGCATATTCCATCGCCTCATTGGTATTTGCTACACACAAAGAAAGGACACTGTACTGGGCAAGCTTTTCATTATTTGATTGGGTAGCTGTCTTGTTGACCTGCTCGGTCTCAAGAATCTTTGCTCCCATCGCCTGCATGTACTTTTCTTTAGCATCCATAGCCTGTTTTGCTAAGGTGCTTTCAGTGACTTGCTTGTAGTCAAATGATGAGCCTTTCGGAAGCATTAAAGGATTCTTAGAACCTAAGCGAACACCATTTTTCTGCAACCAGTCGCGCCAACCTTCATCAAGTTCATTAATAACTGGTTGGGCTTGACCACAAATGAAAACCATCTCTTCATAGCTTGCGCTATTCTGATAATGGGCTAGGTTCATCGTGACGATTGGCTCTAACGGGATAGGATCAATATTCCAATCATTAGCCAAAGACCCCAAAGGAATAAAAGGAATTTCATTCCATCTTTGGCCTAATGAATTCGTTGGGTAGAAGATATTCCCACCCTGTAGTTCTCCTGACTTATCTGTATAAACTTGAACGTTATATTCATTGTTTTCATCAAGTCGAAGTACGCGGTAAATATTGATTTCTTTCTTAGAGAACTCGTCTTCTGGATCTTTTACCGTAGTCTTCTCATGCAAGACAATAAGTTCAGGCTTATAGACCGAACCAACTCGCTTTAGACTCCAATTGATAATGCTCAACGACTCATAAAATACGATTGTTGGTCGAATGCCTAAGCTCTCTGCCTGCTGCACAGACACATTGCCGTCAGTAGTTGGATAATCAACAAATAAACCACCACGTGCATGTTTAAGCTGACCTTGCAAGGCAGATTGTGCAACTTGGTAAATTGACTTACCTGTACCATCTGCATCGTATTTAAGAAAATCCATTCCATCTGGTTCGAATGTTGGGTCCTCAGCAAATACCACGCCCACCATCTTGTTTAATGTGTCTTTAGAAATCTCGTAGAACACAGCACGGGTTAAATAAGCCAAATAATATTGATCATTCTGCGTTAAATCAGACGATACATTGGGTTTTGGTAAATAAAGTTCGCCACGCTTCTTAACCGTGGCAGAACCATCACAGACATCGTCGATAGTTTCCCAACGCTTTTTCATGTCTGCATAAGCTTGATGTTCAGTATTAACTGGCATTAGTAAACCATTCCTATATCTAGTGATCTTGCAGGACGAATAATCGGGAAGCGTTTAGCGAGAGGATATCCGCCTGCATCTCCAACATGGTCCAAGCCTGATTTCTTATCTGGCATTCCAAAATCGTCATAAACTTGCTGCTCAAAGGTCTCTGTGAGTCTTGGACATTTATTTGTATTGACTAAGAGTGTTCGCTCACCATTGCCATTTAAGATCAGAGCATTTACTGCATTAATTCGGTCTTTAATGTTAGGGTTTGTTGAGTTGACTTCCACCCTTAAGCCCTTCTGTCTCAAGATTGCATGATCAGATTCGCTACTCTTTTTTGATGAAGTAGCTTGGCCTGCCGCATCAGGGATAATTGTCATCTCATGGTTTGGGAACTTTTCAATCAAAAGATCAGCCATAGTTGGCGTATCACGAACGCCTACCAGCTCATCTAAAGCTCTTGGCTTGCCATCTCGAATGACATAAACCACAGCAGCCATCTTTAAGACGTTAAAGTCCATACCAATGAGCAAAGCCTCATTAGGTCTAATTTCTTCATCTGTGTGGTTTAAGGTTCGGTCGAAGTCTGGATAAACTGCCCCGCTCGTCAAGTTAACAAACTGGCCTTTTAAGTAAGCAGAAATCAATTGAGGTGGATAAGACTCAAACAATGATGCAATGTAGTCATCAGGGAGATTGGCTTCATTGTCGTAAGTTGAAGCTTGAATCATTCCGTAAAGTGCGCGCTTAGCATCACTTAGGTTTGCTTCCTTAACAAACTGTTCATGAGTGAACTTAAAGCCCTCTGGCGTTGTTGCAACATCAATACCGTTCAACAAACCAGCTTGTTTATATCGCATACGAGCAATGATCTTGCGCCAAGCTTGTTGAGCCTTGACCTTTGTCATCACATCAAGCTCATCAATCAGAGCATGACCAATCTTAAAACCTACAATAGTGTTGGGCTTTTCCATTGAACGGCAGATAATTGTGCTTCGATATTGGCGGCCATAGTAAAGATCAACTTCTTTGTTAGATTCATAGATCTTTGTCTTCAATCCCCAATCGAAAGCTACTTCATCAATCGTAGGGAAAAAGATATCTCGGATCTGCGGATAGGTTGGCGCAAAGTAACCTAACGGCACTTTAGGGAAAGACCAAGACTTATCACAAAGACTTGAACAACCTACCCAAGTTTTACCTGAACCAAACCCAGCAACGAACGCTCTAAATTTATTTGGTAATTGTAGGAAGTTAGCCTGAGGCACATTCAGTGTTGGATTGATGTTCGGCATCTTTTTTACTCGCATCTACAACTTGGATTGTGACCTTCACTGGAGTCGGGTCCTCGCCTACACCATCTTCATCGCCTTTTAATTTCTCAATCTCAAGCTTTAATTTTTGGTTTGTTAGCACCTGTGTTTCAAGCTCATTTCTTTGCTTGGTCAACATAGAGATGCGGCCAATCAATCGGTCAATTAAAGCGTCATAATCTTTGCGCTTATATACAATCCTGTCACCACCACTCTGATCTTGAGGGTTTGCATCTCCAAGTGTCATCGAGTCAATAGCAACCTTGTCTTGGTCTTTAATTGCGTCATCTTGTGCTTGCTTGGCTTTCAATGCTCTAGTCAATTGCACCTTGCAAAGCTTCAGCTCTGAATCAACAGAATGCAATTCAGATTGCTGACTAAACTCTATTTCATCTTCAGTCATAAACTGAGAATAAATATTGTGCTTTGATGCAAATTTATTATTTTTTGGTGCTGGCTTTGGTTTGGATAGGCCACCATGCAGACGGCATTTTGTTTTACCTTTGATTGGCGGTTTTTGACACGCTTCGCCATTGCGTTTTTTTGCTCCGCAAATAGCCATATAAACGCCTCATAAACAGTCTTTCATAGGGTGAGTTTCGCAAATGCCTGTTATTGTTCTCTCAAATACTTCAAATCATCAGGACAAGTCAGCTTCACACCGTCTTTCAAGCACCACACCTCAATATCAGTTAAGAATTCAGCCATCTGCTTTGTTGTGGCTTCTGTGATGCTCATTCGATTTGATACAAACTGTCTTAATGGTTCGTAGCCTGTGCTACCCGATTCTTTAAGCTCTCGCATTACTTTGAATGTTTCTGGATACTCGCCAACATTGTCACGGTTATAAATAATCGAAAGGTATTTATATTTAAAGAATGCAGACGCTTCCTCTTTATCTAGTCCGCGCTGTTTGCCGTACTCAGTCATCCAGAGCCAATATAATCTTCGCTGTGCTGCCGAAAGGCTTTCTTGCTTACATGTGATAGTAACAACTAAAGGCTTCCCTTCACTCGCTGCCTTTGCATGATTAGTATTGAGATAGCCAATTACATAGTTGATG